AATGGGGGTTGTGGCGTGCTTGGTGTCCGATTTGTTTAAGACGGTCGACAGATGAATTAACCGAAAAGGAAGCGAAGAAAGCTTGGAACACACGCACACTAAAAGAAAGAGGTGAGAATCATGAAACACGGTAAGAACCCAACTGTCAAACAGTCAAAAATCATCCGTTCAAATGGTCTGAACCCGGACAACTGGTTTGTTTCAAAGGTTTTCCCGGACAGACTGGAGCTGGTACATAGGCAGACGAATCGATTAAGAACGGTATATGAACGGTAGCAAAAAAAGGAGATGGAATGGGTGACAGCAAAAGAGTTTTTAAACCACGCACGAAAACTGAATATTGAGGTTAAGCAGTTACAAGATGCGAAACAGGAAGCTTTTGCATCTGCCTGCGGAACCAGTATTGACTATAGCGCAGAACGGGTGCAGAGTTCTTCCGGGAACAGCTCAGAAAGAAAGCTTATCACCTATTCAGATTTTTCTGTTATGCTTGATGAGAGGATTGCAGAACTGGAGGCATACCGGGCAGAGGTTCTTGCAAAGATTGAACTGCTTGAAAATGCAACCTATCGAACTCTGTTGATTGCACGGTACATAAACTGCAAGACGTGGGAACAGATAGCAGAAGAGATGGGATATAGTGATAAGTGGACCAGATGTGGACTTCATTCAAGGGCTTTGAGTGCATTGGAAAACATAATGAGATAGCACAAAGGCGAGGGTTATTCCTCGCCTAAGTATGATTTGATTGCATTTCTGATAAATTCAGATTTGCCGATGTTGTCAGCTTGAAGTTTTTCCTCCCAACGGGCAACAAGGTCTTTTGGTAAGTCAGCAACGATACGTTTATAAACTTTATTTTTGTATCGTTGTATGACCTGAGATGATGTGTTTGCGGACATAGATGTCACCTCCAGATAGTCAGCACTAAGTTAATGACAGATAGAATCAATGCAGATACAGAAATTATAAATGTCGCATTTTTCATATTGACATCATGAAACGAAAATGTTATAATAGAATCAACCCCCGAAAGGGGAGGGGATTTTTATTTCCCCTCACTCAACAGCTTTATGATTAAGGCTGTTAAGTTTATGATTGCGGTGATGAGGTTGATTGTGGCAACCTTGTCACCTTTTTTCTTTCGTTTCATTTGTTCACCTCCTCTCTATGATTCTATTATAGCATATGTGTACACATATGTCAAGTGTTTTTTGCAAAAAATCTAAAATTTTTATTTTTTTTTAAATAGTTCCTGTTAGTTCCGGTTTACTCCGTGATATAATATAAGCTGTAAAAGAAGCATTCAAAGGGAGTTCTTGCATGGAAGAATTGAATTACAAGTTAAAAAAGTGGAGAAAGAAGCGTGAGGCAATTCTCAAACGTGACGGATATTTGTGTCAGGAGTGCAGGAAGTACGGACGTAGGCGTGAGGCAGAGATGGTTCACCACATCAAGCACGTTGACGAATTTCCGGAACTTGCCTATACAGACAGCAACCTTATCAGCTTATGCAATGCGTGTCATGGCAAGATGCATCCGGAGAAGCTTGGGAAACATTGATACCCCCCCTGCCAAAAATTCACTTTGCTACTTAGGTGAATCTGGGAAGGGGCTAGGCTTCCAACTCTGAAAAATGAAATAAAAAGGGGGTAGCGACTATGGATGTGAAAAAAGAAAAAAACAAAATACGGAAAAAGACCAAGGCGGACATGGTTGCCATTGGAACCTACCGGACGGAGTTTGATGCGGCAATTGACCGATATGTTGAGATGCGGATTCAATTTGAGTTATTAAACGAGCGGTGGTATGATGAAGGATGCCCGTTCACAGAAATGTACACAAACAAAGCCGGTGCAACCAACGAGCGAAAAACGGCGTTATATCTCACGATTGAAAAGCTTCGGGATGAGCTGACAAAAATAGAAAGTCTATTCGGGTTGAATCCGAAAGGCTTGAAAGAAATCAAGAAGAAAGGTTTAGAGCAAAGAACTGCATCAGCTCTTGACAGGCTACTGAGTGGATGAAGAAATATAAAAACTGGGATGTGGCGTTTGGTTATGCTGAGGATGTTGTTTCCGGAAAGATACTGGCGAACAAGTACAGAATCAAAGGTTGTCAGCGGTTTTTGGATGACATTGAAAGTAAGCGGTACGACTTTGACCCAAAAGATGCAGAGTTTGTGATTCAGATTATCGAAAAAACATTTTGCCATCAGCAAGGAGAGGACAAGGACGGAAATCCTTTGCGTGGTACACCGTTTTTATTGATGCCGTTTCACAAATTCATTATTTATAATTTGCTTGGTTTTAAAATAAAAGGCACAGAAATCAGACGGTTTCATGAGTGCCTTATTTTTATACCAAGAAAGAATGTAAAGACATCTTTTGCCGGAGCTTTAGCTTATGGAATTGGTATTTTGAACAGACTTTCCGGATCTAAAATCTATGTGGTTGCGGCAGGATTAAAGCAGACGATGGAGACGTTTCAGTTTGTAGAATATAACATCAGGAATATGGGTGAGCATGACGAGGATGGCGGACATTTCCACATCATTGACAATAACAATGAGCATTCGGTTACAGCTGACAATATCGGCGGCGGAATGTTTGAGTTATATGCCTTGGCGGCGAATCCGGATGCACAGGATTCGTTCAACTGTAATGTGGCAATAGCGGATGAAATTCACGCCTTTAAAAAGCCCAAGCAGTACAATCTTTTCAAGGAAGCAATGAAAGCATACCGGAACAAGCTTATGATTGGTATATCGACCGCAGGAGATGACCCGAACAGCTTTTTAGCACAGAGGGTAAGGTATTGCAAAAAGGTTCTGGACAAGGAAATCGAGGACGAACAATATTTCATCTTTATTTGTGAGGCAGACCCAACAATCAATGAAAAAGGCTCCGAGTTTATCGACTTTACCAATCCGAAGGTGCATGAAATGGCAAATCCTGCATACGGGCAATCGGTTCAGCCGGAGGACTTGATGAATGATGCAATGCAGGCACAAAATGACCCACAGCAGAGAAAGGATTTTTTCGCAAAGTCGTTGAACGTCTTTACCAGCTCGTTAAAAACATACTTTGACATGGGTCTTGTCCGCTCCTCTGATGAGCGTTATTCCTGGACGATAGAGGAGCTTGCAAAATTGCCGATTGTCTGGTATGGCGGTGCTGACCTTTCCAAAATGCACGACTTAACCGGTGTTTCGTTGCATGGACGATACAAGGATGTTGACATTGCAATCACGCATGGATTCATCCCGGTTACGGTTGCCTATCAAAAAGCAGAAGAGGATAACATTCCATTCTTTTGGTGGGAGGAGCAGGACTGGTTGACACTTTGTAATTCTGCGGTGATTAATTACGATGACCCGGTGAAGTGGTTCGTGAAAATGAAAAAGCTGGGTTTCAAAATCAAGTGGGTAGGCTATGACCGCAGATATTCCCGTGAGTTTGTCCTTGCTATGAAGAAAGCCGGGTTTAAAGTACGGGACCAGATGCAACGGTATGTAGAAAAAACCGAAGCATTTCGGGAAATTGAAAAGAAGTATATTTCCGGGCAGTTTTATTATCTGCACAATAAGGCTTATGAGTATTGCATTGAAAATGTCCATGCGATTGAGGACAGTGACGATTTTGTGAGGTTTGAAAAGGTTGAGCCGACACAGAGGATTGACCTGTTCGATGCAGATGTTATTGCAACAAAGCAAATGATGATTGATATAGAGAAATCACAGAAAGCAAGTGATTGGCTCGGTTAAAGGAGGTGAGATGTGTTGAGTAAAAAGAAAAGAAGAAATCAAGGTAATCAGGTAAGAGCGGCACCGGAGAAGGTGTCTTTTTTATGCTCTCCGGATGCCTATGAGACCTTATGTTGTACCGGGTATACCAAGCTTTCCCAAAACCCGGAGATTATGGCGGCGGTCAATAAGATTGCGGCATTGATATCGGGGATGACCTTACATCTGATGAGTAATACAGATAATGGAGATGTCCGGATAAAAAATGAGCTTTCTAAAAAGTTGGATATAACTCCGAATCGGTTCATGACCCGGAAAACATTTACAGCGGTTCTTGTCCGCAGTCTGTTGTTGGAGGGTGACGGGAATGCAGTTGTGTTGCCGGTTTATAAAAACGGTATGCTGGAGGATTTACAACCGATTCCACCGGAGCATTGTACCTTTGTCCCGGATGGGTATGGCTATCATGTGCTTGTAAATGGGGTTCGGTTTGAACCATCTGAGATTTTGCATTATGTCTTGAATCCGGAACCATATTATCCTTGGAAGGGTTCTGGGTATAAAACAACTCTTAGGGAGGTTGCCCACAATCTGAAGCAAGCGGCAGAAACCAAGAAAGGATTTATGGAATCCAAATGGAAACCATCCATGATTGTAAAAGTAGATGCATTGACGGACGAATTTGCAAGTAAGGAAGGACGAAAAAAACTTCTGAACGAATATATCGAGTCCACGGATGCAGGAGAGCCGTGGATGATTCCTGCAGAGCAGTTTGAAGTGCAGGAGGTCAGGCCGCTTTCGCTGAATGACATTGCGATTGAATCCTCTGTCAGATTGGATAAACGAACGGTTGCAGCAATTTTGGATGTTCCACCGTTTGTGGTTGGTGAAGGAAGTTTTGATGCGGATGAATGGAATAACTTTATCAGCACCAGAATCCGTGATATTTGCAACGCCATTGAGCAGGAGAACACAAAAAAGCTTTTAATCAGTCCGGATTGGTTTTTCCGATTCAATATCCGTTCCTTATTTGCTTATGACATCGAAAAGCTGAGTCGTGTCGGTGATGATAACTATACCAGAGGTATCATGACCGGGAATGAGGTTCGTGATTGGTTGGGATTAAGTCCAAAGGACGGACTGGATGAGTTGATTATCTTAGAGAACTACATTCCGCAAGGGATGATAGGAGACCAAAATAAGCTAAAAGGAGGTGACGGCTGATGAGAAATAACAGGCAAATACGATGCAATCTTGCACAGTTTGAGACCAGAGAAGATGGTTCCGGTGATTTATATATCAGCGGATATTTTTCTGTATTCAATTCAACGTATGAAATCTTTCCGGGTGCAACGGAGAGTATAGCAGAAACTGCGTTTGATGATGCTCTATCCGGTGATATCCGGGCATTGGTAAATCATGATACGACACTGGTTCTTGGAAGAAACAAATCAGGAACACTTACCTTGAAAACAGATGCAAGAGGTCTTTGGGGTGATATTAAAATCAACCAAAAGGACATGGATGCAATGAATCTGTATGAGCGGGTAAAGCGTGGAGATGTCGACCAATGTAGCTTTGGATTTGATATTTTAGACGAGGAATTTGAGGACAGAGGAAGCACTGTGCATTGGACAATCCGAAAGGTCAAGCTTTATG